TTTAGAAATACACCCCAACCAATCACAACTTTCGTAATAATCTCTGTTATATTTTGGGTCTGGCAAATCATCCCAAATGTGATAGAAGAATAGGGGTACTGATTGGCGAATTTCATGCTCCATTTCATATAACCAAATCCAATATCTTGGGTCTGTAAAATGAAGGATTGCGTCAGGCCTTTCCGTCATAATTAATTGACGAATTATATCAGGATTACCATACCCATCAAATGGAATAATTCTTACGGATGCATCCTTTACACCCGTTCTATTCCTAACATCTTCACTTAAATCTAAAATTTTCCCATTGTCAGGATGCTTAATTGCTGCACCCAATTGAATCCAATCGTACTTGTCTACCGTTCCTAAAACTAATTGTTTAGAAACGTTTGCTATACCGCTGGCCATTCTTAAATCATCGGATAATAACAGAATTTTCTTTTTTGCCATAACTTATTTTATAATTTTAATCAATTTTTATAACTAATAGATTTTTTGCCGGTTCTAAAAGGAAAACTTCTCCTTTTAAAATGGTAATAATAGGACCAATATAATTTAAAACAGGTTCATAGTTTCCAGGAGTAATATCTTCAATAATATAATATCCACCTTTATTCACTCTATGCATTAAATTATATGCTGTTTTTATTTGAGATAGTGCATCGTGATCACCATCATCAATAATAATATCAAATGTAGAATCGCCCAAAGTCTTATTACATTCAATTCTATCTTGTGAATTAAATAGATATGTGGTTATTCTATCATCGGAAAATTGTGTATCTTCTTGTATATCACCGCCATATACCTGTGCATTTGGAAAATATTCTTGCCAAACTCTTAAAGATGCTCCTGGCATATATGATTCTAATCTGTTTGTTTTCCAATCATGCATTGAACTTTTTGCATCTGGAATAATTGTTCCCAATCCAATTTCTAATATACTCTTTACTTCCGATTTTATTGGTTCGAAAACGGTACTGTACGTATTTGTGTATCCACTTGCGTTTTTATCACTGCCGTACTTGTCAATCAATTCTACTAACATAACTTGTTTTAAATAATTATTATTCTTTTAATTTTTTCCGTCACAATGTTTACCTAAAAATTCACACCAATCACATAACTTGGATGGTTTTTTTGAATACTCAACATCGATACGATAATTACCATCGGTATCAAATACACTATCTACGAATTCCTTAAATCCATTCCACGCCTTATTAACCGAAGGTTTTCCATTTGCTGGCACATGCCTACTAATTCTATGCGTTGGAATATCCTCTCGTATCTGAACTTTTCGTTTTAGTATGATGAATTCAACATCAATCATATCCATTGATATGTTTAACATTTCAGAATAAAACTTCTTGTATAGTAATATCTGTGCATTTTTTACAGGATCCTTTTTTTGATAATCGCTCCAACCCCTAGTTGATGTTTTGAAATCCATTATTTTATAACGATTATTATAAGTATCTTTTGTAATCAAATCTATGAATCCCAAAAAATTTACGTTATCTGATATTTTTGTATTTATTGGTTGTTCAATTGCAACTAACTCATCATGTTTCAAAGAAAAAAACTTATTGAAGTTTTTAGATTTCTGAAACCAATCCAATAAAACATTTCCATCTTCTAAAAATTCAACAAGTTCTTCCTTTGTACATATATCAACTTCACCGTTGTTAGACTCTTTCAAATATAGTTGCCGCATTCTCTCTTTTAAGAAATGCTTTAAATCCATACTCTTATCTGCCTGCGATTTTGAAATCCTCAAACATATTTTCAGATATTCCTGCAATGTTTCATGCATTGCTGTTCCGAATACGGAATGTATATTTGATGTGGATTCCGATAACCCATCTATATATGCTAACTTATATTGCTGTGGGCATGTGCTCCACATACTATATTGTGAAAATGATACTCTTGCCATATATGTAATATAACTAAATTTTTTGTATTTATCAAATTTTTAATTTCAATTTAGTTATTTGTTTTTTATCTGTGCCATATTTTTCACAAATGTATTTGATATGCTCTCTACCTTCCCTGGTAGAGTATAGAACTTCAATATATTCTAATGATTCCTTTTCAGAACATTGGTAATCCTTTTTAATTAAATCAATTAAAAATTCTTCGTATTTATCTGCAGATTTACCTTTGATGTATTTCAAAAAATATTTACCCTTCGGAATTACACTTATATACAACTTATACATTTCCTTTGGTTCTAATGTTTGGGTCAAAGGAAGTAACGTTGCAATTAATTCAACCCATTCAGGTTTCATAGAAAGAAATCGGTTAATCATAAAATTACTCCACGATTTCAAATCTTCCTCTGAAAGTTTATCAAAATACTTTGGGTCTTGTTCTGCAGTTATTGCGGTAATATGGTCAAATATCTTTTTTGCAGCCACTATTAATCTAATTTAGATTCTTTTAATTCATCTGGTAACATATCATTCAATGGTTTACCACATTGTGTACAAAGAAATACCTGTATCGGAATAACGGTATCCATTGGTGATCCTGTTAGTATTCTTGATACTTTACGAAACTTCATTCCATCCATAAATGTATCGTTTCCACACTCACATAACATTTCTCTTGCATCTGTTAATTTAAAATTCGGTGGTAATTGTGGGCCACCCATCATATTCTGTTCCATTACTTTATAATATTTAAAATTTGAATAATTGTGCTCATAAACACTATCTCTTTATCTACAACTAACGCATCTTTCGATAAACCATCCGCAATAGTTAGTATAACATTTGCAGTATTACCACTTGCATAATCATCTACCTTGTCGTATAACATTGAATACATTTCCGAATAATCGTTTAGATGATTATCCGCAACCGATTGTCTTATTTTCAAAAATAGATTTCTCTTATCATCATTTGATTTCAATAAATCTATTAACTTTGTTTGAAAATTACTTTCAACCATCACTTGGTGGTCTACTTTCAATTCTCCCTTTGCAGATTGTAGTTGACAAGTGTTTAAGATTCTACGAATGTCAGGATAATATGAATTAATAATATCCGCTACATTCTTAATGTCGTATTTAATCTTTTCTGTATCCAATATCTTCGATACTTGCACCGCCACATCTTTTTTAGTTGGAGGTGTGATTGCGAAGGATTGACATCTACTTTGGATAGGGTCAATAATCTTCTCAATGTAGTTACACGTCAAAATGAATCTACAATGCTTACTGAATGTTTCCATCAAGTTACGAAGGATTGCCTGTGCGTTTGGGGTCATATAATCAAACTCATCAAGGATAATAACTTTGAATCCTGCGAAACCTACCGAAGATGCAAAGTTTTTTACTTTATTTCTTACCGTGTCCACATTGTTTTCATCCGATGCATTGATAATCATATGGTCACATTTAATTGTGTTTACAATAAGTTTTGCAAGGGTCGTTTTACCCGTACCAGCTTTACCATAAAACAATAGATGTGGAATATCATTTGTATCCAAATATTGTTGGATTGTTTCCTTTACTTGCTCATTACCAACATAATCAGCAAGAGTTTGTGGGCGGTATTTCTCCACCCACAATGTATGTTCTCTTTTACTTATATCATTTGCGAAAAAACTCATATTATATTCCAGTTGAACCGAATCCGCCTTTGCCTCTTTCGGTGTTAGATAATTCATCTGCTTCTACAAATTCGATTTGAGGATATGGTAGAATTACAATTTGCGCACCTCTATCACCAATTTCATATAAATGTGGGCCCGATTTTTTAAATGTCGCTTGAAGTTCACCTCTATACCCACTATCGATTACACCAACTGAATTGGTCAAAAGCAAATCATACTTTCTTATTGATGACCTAGGAAATATTAGTCCCAAATATCCTTCAGGTATTTCCATAGATAATCCAAAACCATAAGTTATATCTTCTTTATTTTCATTTATAATAGATGTAATAACTAAATCCATACCGGCATCACCAATTTTTGCATAATTGGGAGTCACCGCTTTTGGATGCATCTTCTTAAGCTTTACTAACATTGCCATAGTTTGACCCATTTTTTCTTTCTGTTTTTGTTTCTTCTGAAATCTCTCTTGGAAAAATTCTAAATACCATTCCGTTTTGTTGAAATGTCAATGATTCACCGGCAATTGGTTGAATTTGCAATATCAATGGTGATGGTTCCGAATTTTCCGGTTGCCATCCCAAAACTATAGGATCATTATCAAAAAATTGAAAACACCATTCAGAATCTTTTAATAATTCTTCTTTTGGTAATTCTACACTACCATTTGCTTGTAATTCCTCTTGTGGGAATAATTCTAATTGTTCTGCCATTTTATTAATTTGAAATTTCTACTAAATAATATTTACATACAAAATCATCAATTTGGAATTCAACATTTGATAATCCATCAGTTGAAACTTTTAATTTTGCATTAGTTGCTTCTTTGTTTGCTGTCAAAATCTCTTTCAAATA